GAGATTGGAATACTCCGGTAAACGTCCAGTCAATGTACGCAGCCTTGCCAGTCGGCAGCGTCACAACGAACGAGCCAGCACAGCCAGCGAGCCGGATCAACGTCCCGTCGCGGTACAGGCCAATCGTGAGCGTCTTGACGTTGCTGCCAGGTGCCTCGGTGCGTGGCGAAAATACTTGGCCTGACTTGACCCAACCGCATGCCGGCAGAAACGTATCGGCCCATGACGGTTCGGTTGCTGTCCCGTCCCACTCCAAGTAGGTTCGAAACGTGGCAGTGCCGCCGTAGCCTTCTGGGATGCTTGAGAATCTCCCGAATCCGCCTTGGCCTTCGCGTTGCTGGAATGTAATGTTCGGCACGATGGCAGCGTTGTAAATGTTCATTGCAGCATCTGCTGCCGACAATGATTCAGCGGTGCCGATCGTGCCTTCGATCTTGGCTGCTAGCACACTTTTGCGAAAGAGTAACATTTATATGGCTCCGCTCTTTTTGAGTCCGAGGAATCTGGTTCGTTCTTTGATTTGTTTGAGTAGGTCGGCCCGTGAGAACTTGACTACTACTTCATCAATTTTGTTTTTGACTGTCACGCCCCAGGGACTTGGCCCCATTAGCTTTTGGATTGGCAATCGTTCTTTGCCAGTCCGCTTAAACACATGCCCCCGAGTTCGGACGTTGATTACTCCAGGCTTTGGCCCCTGGAACGCACCCGCCACCAAACTGCGTCCGCCCTTTTTGCTGATCTTGTAGGTCGTGCCTTGCTTGTTTTGCCGCGCCCCAAACTCTCGCAGTGAAATCCGGCTTGTCTTCTTTTGCGTTACCGTGGCTGTCGGACTCACTCCAACCTTCGCACGCTTAACGCTGATGGTTGTTTTAATTACCTTTTGCGGTGTTGCTATTTCCTTACCAACTTCTTTTGCAATCTGCTTTTGTGCGTTACCCGCAACTTCGTTGACAGCTATCGCCATCTGCTTGCGGAACTCTTTGGCGTTGCCATCAAGCACTCTTGCTAGTGCTTGCACTTCTGCCGAGTTAACACTAACGCTTATCATGCTCGCACGTTATACGGATTTCCTTCATCCGTCCTGTAAGTGATCGCAATCGGTAGCGTTATTCCATCAGGTCCGCCGTCGCCAGCAATGTCTTCTTGGTCACGCCACTCGGCATCTATTGCCAATCCGCCAAACGTGTGCCAGTCGTTTTGCGTTGTCGTCACTGCGTCTATAACATCTGCTATAAACTGCTGCTCAAGTTCATCGAGCGGATTTGCGTCAAGCTCGCTTGGCATAACGTGCAAGTGCAGGTTGATCGTCTGCTCGCGTGCTATTGCCGGAGGATTACCAGGGCACATCAATTCTGGCACAATCGCCGAGGCTCCAAGCTTCATTACGATTTGCAAATGCTTTGGCGTGTAGTCCTCAAACCGCTTAGGCCGGATGACTTCGCTAACCTTTGTCTCAGCCGTAGATGTATCCTCAGCCAAAACGCTAAGCCGCGTGTACAGTTCCTGTGCGATGCGTTCGATGACTGGATAAACTACCGGCATTCGAGTACCAACATTCCTTCATCGTGACTGAGTAGCTTCGTGACCGACCGCTTGGAAGCTGTCTTGCCAACACGGAGCGAAAACTCGATCATGTCCCCACCGAGGTTCAGTTCGCTGGAGAGTATGCCTGTAACACCGTTGTTTGCTACGTGGATCTCAAACAGCGGTGTTACGTTGTCACCATCGTCCGGACTTATTTGCAGTGCCTCACGAATGTTCACGACGTTGATCGTGCGAGCCTCGCCGGTATGCGGATAGTAAACCGCAGACTCGGCAAAGTCGCTTAAGTTGCAGAACACGTTTACCGCGTCCTGCTGGATAATGTCGTGAAGCGTCATGGGTTAGCGTCGGCCACGGATGCGAACGTAATCAACCTTACATACATCAGCGTTCACGTTGGCGGCTTTCTGTAGCTGCACCAAAGGCTGGAAGCCGCCAGTGTAGGCCGACACATCAAACGTCTGGGATGCGGCGACACGCTCGCCGTCGATGTAGAACTTGACGTTGCTCTTGCCACCCGAGAAGTCAATTACAAATTTCTTGTAGGTGGTGCCAAGCGTCTTACCGCTAGAGATGTCGTTCACATCGCGGGTTCCGTCATCGCTTTCGCAGTAAACCAGCGATGTGCTATTAGCACCTTCCATACGGAACCAAGCATGCTCGGCTACACTGTCGGCTGTATCGTTACGAGCCGAGGCAACACCGAAGACAAGAATAGATCCCGATGTAAAGGTAGCTGCACCGATTTTCACTCGCATTTCGACGTTGAGCAGTTCGTCAATATCGAACGCTAGGGAGTCGTTGTGGTGCAGTCCAAGAATCTGGGCTTGGTTGTCTGCGGTCAGCGTCAACGTGGCCTCTGAACCTCCGCGAACGTGAGTCGGTGGAGCCGCCCCAGTTACGTCAGTAAGCCAAGGAGTGCCGATGTTAGCAGAAGTCGGGAAGGTAACAGGTGTTCCTATGAAGTCGTCGAAGTAATCAACAAAGTTTTGTACGCCAGCCATTTGATTTATCTTTCATTCTGAAACAACGGTCATCGCATTCCGCTACGTTGTGGAGTGCAAAAAGGTGGCGGGTTTACGGCACCCGCCGAGCCGTTGGTTTCCCAGCTACGGATTAAGCAGCGTTGCGGAACAGCCCACGCCAATCGATCGCTTTAACGCCGAACGTCTGACGAATCTTGTATTTGTAGCAATCCTTGTCAAAGTCCCATTCACTTTCGAGAACAGGCGATTCTTCACCGCTGAGGAAAGTCAGTTCCACGGTGTCGATTTGTCCAGGGTCAGCAGCCATGTACCATACGGTTGCACTTGAACCGTCAAGCACTGGCTCGCCGATCACTGTTACATTACGTTGTCCGCCAACTCCGTAGATGTTTTGGACACCTTCGTTGTTGTTGGCCGCGTTGTAGCTGATCGAATTGACAAGCTCCAAGGCAGTCGCCTCGTATGCGACCGGAACGATCAAGTAACGCGGAACGATGTTTAACGTCACGTCGCTATTGAGGCCCTTCTGCTTTCGCATTGCAAGGAACGCAGCGTTAAGCGTTGTCACGCTTGGAGCTGCCGCAGCACCTGAAGTGTTTGTGCCCGACGCGTGAGCCCCAAACAGAGCCACAGCGTCGCCCATCAACGGGTTAGCGGTCAACACTTCGTACACCTTCTTGTTCTGCGTTCGTCGAGCAGCATTGCCGTGCATGGCAGGAATGCGGCTGATCGCGTCGAGGTCGTCATTAACAACTGTTTCCCATGTAACGGAAAACACCTTGCCGAACTTTTCGACCTTGTACGACTCTTTCGAGTCAGTCATTACGCCCTCTTTGTACTCGGTGTTTTCGGGCACCATTTCAAGATCAGGCGATTCGCTGAACCGAATGCGGTTGATATTCTTGAAGTCGTCAACCGAGTTAGCTTGGCGTGCCCAAAGATTCCAGGTGTACGGAGCTTCTTCATAGCCAGCCAGAAGCGTTTTGTTCGACGCGTCAAGTAGCAAATTCGCAAAGCTTCCGGTGGTGTGATACGCCGGATCGCTTCGGCTAATGTTCATTCGAGCGAGTGCCTTTGGATCGCCAATCGCAGCACGTGCAATGTCAGGCGAGTTGTAGCGGTCAGTGTTGACGCCAGCGCGCTGCATGAACTTTTCAGCCATGCGAAGCAAGCTCATGCGTGCAAAGTCTTGCGAACCGTCCGCAGGCTTTTGGCCTTCAAACAGTGTTCGCTTGACTCGCGATGATGCCTGCGCTCGTGTTAGCAAGCCGTCGCGTGCTGCTTCGAAATACTTGTCATCGGCAGACTTGGTAACGCGAACCGCGTCACCGTCGACCGAACGTCCCAGCGGTTGAGTTGCCATCTTTTCGATGATCCTTTGTTTAGCTACTTCGACGCTAACGCCTGCGTCGCAGAGTTCATCAGCGAAGGCGCGTTCTACCTTCGCAAGTTTGCACGTTGCCTGAATTTCGTTGCGACGCTTTTGGTCTGATGCCAAAGCTCGCTTGATCTTGCCTTCAATGGCTTTACGGGCAGTCGCTTCAACGACTGGCTTTTCCTCGTCGTCCATGTTTTCAACGACTTCTTCGACGTCCATTTGCTCAACGACTTCTTCGACGGGAGCTTCTTCCTCCATCGCTTCGACCGTTTCGGCTGGTTCGCCCAGCCTGCCGACTACCCACGCCAATACTTGGTTGGGGTCTTCCATGCCTTCGGGAAGTCCCATTGCTTTCAGTTGCTCCAATAGTGCTGCGTCCACTGTTCTCTTCCTTTGCTTAAGGTCTGTATAAGACCGACGCACCGTCGATCGTGAATCGGCCCCCGTGGCCACTAGGCTGGCATCTAATGCCGTCCAGTTTGTGATGACGTTCGCGGGTCCGATGACTTCGGTTCCCCGCGAGGTCGTGTATCGTTGTCCGGTCTTTAGTTCAAGCACTTCGTTCGGTTGTGCGGTGATACTGAAGTCCGTGATGTGCCCGTCCATCAGCTTGGTGTAGGCTCGCTGCGATTCGTCGTCGCTTGCAAAGAAAGCCACACCACCGAACTCATCACCATCAATCGCGAGATTGCGTAGGCTACCGAGCACGTTGCGAACAGTGGTCGTGTCGTGGCTGTCGACGATTGGGATCTGCGTTGCACCTGGCCGCATTTGCAAGCCATCCATTTCGAGCACTTCTTGAACTACTTGCCCGCGTCGTTCGTCCCAGCGTTCGATTGGGTTTTCGGTGGCTGTTACGACACGAACAGATCGCTTGCTCGCGTCTGCCGTAGATGACTGGATTGACACCGAACGCATTGCGAGTGCTTCAGTTTTGAGCGGCGGTAGTTTGCCCTTTTTATGCCCCATTGGTCACCTCCTCTTCTTTGGGGATCGGATTGTCGATCGTCCCGTCTGACACGTCGGCAACAATGGCGTCGATGTTCTTCTGGCTCATGCCGATCATCGCTAGTTGTGCTTCGGCCAGCGCTTGACTCATCGAACCGTCAGCGAGCCCGTTGAGAACGTCAGTTAGAGCCTTGCGATTGCGATTCCATTGAAGTCGGCTAAGCCCCATCCATTCACCGCTGCCGCCCTCTTCTGCCGCTGCGATGTCGTCCGCTGGCGTTGTGACGCCGGTTTGAGCAGCCATCATCTGCGATGTCTTCTCAGCTTCGGTCAACAAACCAAGCTTGATTCGCAATCGATCCTCTTTGGCTCGTTGATAAAACTTGGCACGCCAAGAACCACCACGGCTGCCAATCTCGTCTTGGTAGGTGCTCATAAAATTTTCGATCGACGACAACGCAGCGGTTTGTTCGCTGGACGGATCGACCCACTCTTGCTCTGGTAGCTGCCATTCAACTGGAGCCACTCGGCGACGATCGGCTAGCAGTTCGGTTGATGTTGGGAATCCTTCAGCGTCAATGCGTGCTGCCGCGTCGCAGAAGCGATCCCAAACGGGATAACAGAAGTGGTGAACGATGTAGTTCTGCCCGCGTTTGTATCGTGGCCGGTCTTCCAGCTTGCTTGTGCGGGAGCTGCTGTAGCTTGTCTTGCTAAAGTCTTTTGCAATGGCTTCATAGTTCGTGCCGGTGCCAGCACAGATGCCACGCAACATTAAGTTGATCCAGGGCTCGCTAGCCGAGTTGGGCCGGCCCGGATTGATCGACTCGACTGACTCGCCGGGACGAAGCCGAACGACCATCGCTGGCTCTAAATACTCCAGGCTGTTTCCGCTGTCGTCTACAGTATCTTCGCCGTTTGGTGCGAGTAGATTACCGAGAGGCATCTCCGACTTGATCGCCACGCCAAAGCACGACGCAACCGCCGAGGCTTGAAT